GGGCGTGACATGGCCGTCCCAAGCGACTTCCTTGAGATGATGCTCCAGACCGTGACGGTCGCGGCGCAGACAGGGCTCGACAACTACGGCAAGCCTTCTTTCAGCGCTTCTCCGACGTCGTATCGCTGCCGGATCATCTGGCAGGAGCGGATCCGTCGGGACAACCAGGGCCGTGAGTTGGTGGAGGCCGGTCGGGCGATCCTGACGCAGGCCGCTGCCTCAGTGCTGCCGACGCATAAGTTGACGCTGCCGGATGGCTCGACTCCGAAGATCGTGTCGGTGGCGACGATTCAGGACGAGAACGGCGATCATCATTCCGTCATCTCGTTCGGGCAGTGAGGCGTCGTGGCGCGTCGGGTGAAGGTGAAGAACCTTGAGCCGTTGATGGCGGCTTTCCAGCAGGCTGGACATCGGGCTGCCCCGTTGGCGGCGAAGGCGCTGTATGAGGAGGCTCAGGAGGCTTTCCTGCTGTCGCAGGAGGTCGTGCCGGTGAGGTTCGGGGTGCTGAGGGCGTCCGGTGAGGTGCATCCTCCTGAGGTGCGGGGGTCGAAGGCGTTCTGCTCGATCACCTATGGGGGCCCGTCGGTGCCGTATGCGATGTACGTGCATGAGATCCCGCCTAGTCGGGCGAAGCATGACTATCCGACGCGGTGGAAGTACCTGGAGAATCCGGTGCGCCTGTATGCGAGGGGCATGGCTGAGCGGATGACGGTGCGGGTGCTGGACATGCTGAATCGACCGTTCAATATCGGAGGGTGACGTGGCGACGATCCTTGAGGCTGTCGGCGACTATCTCGTGGCGAATGGGCAGGGGACGCTGGGCACGAATATCTTCCTGTCGGTGATGCCCGAGACGCCTGATGCGCTGGTGGCGGTGTACGAGGCGGTTGGGGATACGCCATCGTTCACGATGGGCGGGGCGGCGGTCGCGATCAACCGCCCGGTGATCGAGGTGATCTGCCGGGCTTCCCGTGGGGACTACCCGACTGCCAGGGACAAGGCTGAGTCGATTAGGAACCTCCTGGGGTCCGTAGTCGGGCAGACCCTTAGCGGGATACAGGTGCTGCGCATGGCCCCTCAGGGGTGGCTGAATCCGCTTGGGGAGGACGAGAATCTGCGGCCCACGGTGTCGGTGAACTTTGAGTGCATGGTGCTGCCGTGACGGATCCGTATGGCCGGGGGTCGGTCAGCGATGAGTTCCCGAGGTGCTGGAACTGCAACAAACTGCTGGCGGAACTGGTGACGAGGCCGTGGCGGATCGTGTGCCGGGCGTGCAAGAAGGTGAATCAGCGGGGGGTTCAGGAGCAGTCCACCCCAACCTGATACAATCGGGGTTGAGAGGAGGTGCTCGATGAACCGGACCACGGCATTGCAGCGAGAGCAGGAGCGATGGGTAGCCCAGGAATGGGAACGCCTCACCGCCATCGAGTGGGACGAGCCCAGCGACGACCGCTGACTGATCAGCCCCGGGTGAACCCCGGGGCTTTCCCTTTTCCGCAGTAGGATGAGGCTGCAACGTACCCCTTGTGGGTCTGCACCGTCCTAGCGGCGTGGCCCGGGTGGCCCTGGCGGCGCTGACTCACGCTGCCCGCCAGGAGGCCAGGTGCCCTCATATCGAGCCCTCGTGGGCCTTTCCTTCCCGCCGGATCGGCGTGTCGAGGCTGGCGAGGTCGCGAGCGACATCCCTCCCCAGTCGGTCAAGTGGCTGCTTGCAGCCGGTCACATTGAGCCAGTCGAGGGCAAGCGGCCCCCGGCTCCCGCACCAGATGAGGAGGGCTGATGGCTTTCCGCCATGGCAAAAACACCGCGCTGTTCTACAACGGCGCGAACCTGACTTCGTACTTCAATGAGGCATCGGTGTCGCAGGATGTCGAAACCGCCGAGACGACCGCGTTCGGCAATGACGCCAAGACCTACATCACGGGCCTGAAGGATGGAACCCTGTCCGGGTCCGGCATGTTCGACGGCGCTGCCGGGGCAGTCGATCAGACCCTTTCCGGTGTCATCGGCGCTGCCGCCGCAGACCTCGTGACCCTGGCCCCCGACGGTGCGGTCGCCGGTCGCCGGTCCTACTCGATGTCGGCCAGGGAAACGTCCTACGAGATCAGCAGCCCGGTTGGGGATGTCGTCAGCATCAGCCTTGAGGTGCAGGCCGATGGCGGCGTCGATCGAGGGATCCTCCTGGCGGCTAACTCGTCAGTCTCTGCTTCGGGCCAGTCCGCAGGACAGAACAACGGGGCAGCGACGACCAACGGCGCGACGGCATACCTGCATGTCACGGCCAACACTCGGGACGGTGCCAGCACATTCAAGGTGCAGCACTCAACCGACAACGTAACCTTCGTCGATCTGATCACGTTCGCAAGCGTGTCCGCATCGGCGACGGGCGGCGAGGCAGTCGCCGTCACTGGAACGGTCAATCAGTATGTCCGTTCTGAGCATGTCCCCGGCGGCTCGTCCGGGTCTGTCACTCACACCATCGCCCTGGCCCGCAACTAAGGAGTAATGACCATGGCTTTCATCCACGGCAAGAAGTCCGTCTTCAAGATCGACAACGAGGCCGGGACCCTGACCGACATCTCCGCTTACTGCGAGGAAGTCAGCCTGTCCCGCGACATCGAGACCGCCGAGGTCACCACGTTCGGCAACGACAGCAAGGCTTACATCACCGGCCTGACCGACGCAACCGTGTCGATCAGCGGCAAGTTCGACGCGGGTTCCGCCTCGGCTGTCGATACCGTCCTGTCCGCCCTCATCGGGTCGGCATCCACGGTGTCATGGGCCTACCGCATGAACAGCGCATCGACTTCCGCCACCAACCCTGAGTACCAGGGCGAGGCCATCCTCACGTCCTACGAGGTATCGGGCTCGGTCGGCGATGCCGTGACATTCTCCGCTGAACTGCAATGCACCGGGGCCATCACCCGGGCCGTTGCCTAACCCGGATAGAGTCCCATCTATCCGATCGAGCGTGCCCCAGTGGCCGGAAGGGTTAGTGACATGAGCCTGCGCGACAAGATCCTGGCAGCAGACGACATTCAAGTGGAGTTGGTCGAGGTACCGGAGTGGGGGGTCACGGTCGAGGTCCGGGGAATGTCCGGTCACGACCGTGCCCGCATTCTGGAGGCAGCGGCTGACTCCGAAGGGCAGATCAGCGTGGGCCGCATGTATGCGGAGACGGTGATCGCGGCGACCTACGACCCGGAGACAGGGCAGCGGATCTTCCAGCCCTCCGACATGGATGCGCTCCTGTCGAAGTCGGCAGCGCCGATGGACAGAATCGCTAGCGTCGGCATGCGCCTAGCCCGTATGGAGGCGGGCGCTGCCGACGCAGCGAAGAAGCAGTTTCCTGAAGAACCCGCACCGACGCTTCCTGTTTGAGTTGGCTGAGCGGCTTGGACGCACCGTGGGCGAGTTACTGCATGGCTCCGGTGGGTGCAGGCCGATCAGTGCCTCGGAAGTGACTGAGTGGCAAGCCTTGTGGGAACTGCGGGCCTGGGAGGCGGAGCAGGCCGCTAAGCGGCCACGGAAGTAGAAGGGTGGTGTCGGCGGGGTGGCTAATGTCGTCGTAGAGGCACAGTACGTCGCCGACACAACCCGGTATGTGAGAAGCCTTCGGCAGGCTTCTGAGGAGACGGCCCGGTTCGCCCGCGAGATCCCCGAGGCCGTTCAGGCAACCGACAAGTTGAAGGCTTCAAGCATCGGCCTGTCAGCAGCCCTCGGCACCGTCGGTGCGATCATCGGCGCGAAGGCGATCGGCGCGATCCAGAAGTACGCGATGCAGGGCATCGCCGCCGCGAAGCAGTACGAGCAGACGGTCATCTCGATCGAGGGAATCTTCGCCGGTACCGGCATGTCGATGGAGGCCGCTGCCGAGAAAACCAAGACGTACCTCGCTGACCTACGGGACTTCGCGGCGAAGACCCCGTTTGAGTTGCCGCAGGTGCTCGATGCCGTGAAGCGGCTCCTGTCCATTGGTTACGCCGCCGACGATGTGAAGAACCGGATGCTTCCAGCGGTCGGCGACATCGTGGCTGCCTTGGGTCAGCCTCCGCATGCCGTGTCAGCGGTCGTGTATGCGTTCGGCCAGATGAAGTCAGCGGGCCGGGTGCTGAGCCAAGACCTCATGCAGATCGGCAATGCGCTACCGGGCTTCAACGCGAAGATGGCCCTGGCGAGCAAGT